ATTTTTGCTAGCGCGTACGCTTTCTTAAACGCTTCGGGTTCAACACTGTTGAACTTCTGCAAGGTCACATCGCCAACCGCGCCGTCTGGGGTAGCCCCTACAATCAACTGCGCCAGCTTGATTGCAACTTTTACGCCGGTATTTACGCCGAAATTGAAGATGCTTTCTGCAACAACTGAGTTCGTAATTTCATCCCCTCGGATACGATCCCAAAACTCAGCTTTATAAAAGTTACGCACCATTCCAGTAAGGAGCGGATTGTTGAGTGCACCGTGGTCGATGAGGTTCCATCCCGGCCAGTGCGGGTTTGGGTTGCGTGCAATTCCAGCATAAGTCATTCCTCCGGTATCACCGGCTAGAGTTGTTAATTGGTAACCGCCTTCATCGACGATCATCTTTTCAAAAGCGGGATTGAAGTCAGCCATTACTTCACCTTCTGTTCAAGGATGACAATACGTTCACGGTTGGCGTGAATCAGTTCCCGGTTGGCAAGAATTTCTTTCTCAAGGTCTTGCCGCAGTTTTTCCCTAGCAAGTTCCGCGCCAGAGTTGACCGCTTGCTTGTTGTCTGAAGTGACCACAAGACTGATCTTGGCGTTGAGCACCGTTACGTCGTGCGTCAGTTTATCGAGCGCAGTCATAAGATACACAACGCAGGTGAAAAGAATAGGAAGCAACGCAAAAGCAAGTTTCTCAATAAGTTGAGATTTTGCTTCCAGTTTTTCAATCATGAATGCACCTTCATAATCATGGTCAGCAACAACATAATTATTGCCCCTCCGCCAGTAATTAAGATCTGCTCTAGACGTTTGATCCGAGCGTGAATTCCTCTGGTTTCACGTTCGATTCCCTCGTACCTAACAGCACAAATGTCAACGTGGGCGTCGATTTTGGCGTTTACTGTCTCTACGGATGCCATGTCAGTAATATTAGAAAGAGGTTAGTGAAGTAGCAATTGTATTGCTACCAAGCCCAGTTACTTGAGATGTATCAGTATAAGTAGGGCTGGCACTTGATGGCGTTACTGAAGCAGTAGACCAAGTCGCGTCGGTGCCAGAAGCTGAAGTGTAATTTGCATATGTATAAGTCCAAGAGCTTATGACATAAGCGCCTGTGCCGGAACCATCCATAGGAAGAGCGGCCACATAAAAAGGGCAAGAGCCCCCTAAAGTATTCGATCCGCCGGTAACGATTATTCGAGAATTGGTTTCGTCTACGCTAACTCCAAAAAGAGACGTAGCAACCTGTGAGCCTGCGTTTACTTGAATATAACTCGACCACTGAACGACGCCTGAAGAATTATATTTAATAATGTTGCCTACGTTTGGCGTCGAAGAGTTTCTTCCAACAACATAAACATTGCCGGCCAAATCTACGGCTATATCATATGCAACAAACGATGTTGCAGTGGAACTAGTTCTTGTGTTTTGCCAAAGAACCGTCCCGCTAGAGTTAAAAGCGGTTGTTTGACCTGCAATGGTTGAGAGATATATATTGCCGCTTGAGTCTATGTCTATACAGTTTGGGGTATTCCCTGACCTAGACCATTGCACGGTCCCGGTAGAGTTTACTTTCATAAGGCCAAACAAAGTGGAGCTGGCCATTCCTATATAAACATTGCCCGACGAATCAGAAGCAATGCATCTAGAAACGTTTGTAGTGCCCGCCGTGCCAGCGGTTCTAGAAAAGTTAACCGCAGGACTAGCCTGCGTTACGCTTGTGAAAACATTAGACCCTGATGACGAGCTACTCTTTCCACAAATATATAAATTGCTCCCGGATTTATCAACGTACAAACCCCTACCATCAGGGATTGAGCTAGTTGTGTCAATGTAAGTGTTTGATAATTGACGGAAATAAACAAAAGATCCAGAGCTGTCCATTTTGACAACCCCTAGCAGCCCAGTGCTCGGATTAACCAATGCGTAGATGTTGCCGCTCGAATCTACTCCGACGTTCCAAGCCCTTCCGTTGTTAGAGGTGTAAGTAAAGTTTTTGTTCCATGTAATGGCCCCAGCCCCGGTAAGGTTCATTACTCCGTTTGTAGTGCCAGTTGAGCTGTTGGCTCCTTCCGCAACATAAATACCAGAACTTGTTACCTGCACCCCTAAACCAATTGTGCTACTTGCAGGGGTAGTCTCTCCCCTAATCCATCCGCCAACGGATGTGTTTCTTAAATTGGCAAAACCAAAACTTCTAGCAGAAGCAACGCCAAATGTATTTATTAAAGGAGGCATTATGCAAACTTGGTTTGGGAAGCAAGAACCGTGAACGCCGCGCTGCCAGTCTTAATGATCGTATAAGAATAAACGTCAATACTGCTTGCATTTCCGGCAGTAGGGGCAGTCCCACCCTGCCATTTTGGCGTCACAGCAGAGCCATCAACCTGTACAGCAGAACTGTAGTAAGCAGTCGCCCCTTGGGTCACCATAAACACTGCTGTAATCGACTGCCCTGTGGCCATCGCCGTGTTTAGTGACGTCCCACTAGACGCCCGGAAGTTAGGCGTCCAATTTGCCGAGGCGTTACTGGTGTAGTACAAAACCGACTGAGTCGTAACGTCGTAATTGATTGTGCCGGTCGCCGCCGTCGCAGAAACCGTACAAACCTCTGCGGCGTTAGTAAGCACACAAGACAACGCACTCGACGATCCAGAAAACGTCTGCTGAGTCGTAAACGTCCCCGCCGCATTAAACCTCGGTACTACCGCAGTATCAATCGAGACCGTGCCAGTCGTCGTGATAGTCCCACCAGTCAACCCGGTCCCGGTTGCTACGCTAGTCACCCCAGCAGCGGCCCACGCTGGCACCCCGGCGGCCAACGTCAGCACTTGGCCATTGGTCCCCGCAGCAAGGAAAGTCGTTGTATTAGAAGCGGTCTGATACGGCAACGAACCTGCCGCACCGCCAGCAAGATTTGTCGCTAAACTAGACGTCCCAGCGGCGGCCCAAGTCGGTACGCCAGCAGCAAGAGTCAAAATCTGACCATTAGTCCCTGCGGCTAAGAACGTCGTTGCGCCAGCGCCGGATTGGTAAGGCAAAGACCCCGTAGCACCCCCAGCAAGGCCCGTAGAATTGCCTGTGAGCGACGCAGTGATGGTTCCAGCGCTGAAGTTACCACTAGCATCCCTCTGCACGACAGCGGACGCTGTATTGGCGTTTGTAGAGGTCGTCCACGTCGGCGCAGAAGTTCCGGCAGACGTTAGCAACTGACCAGAGGTGCCAGCGGCAGTGAAGGCATAAGCGGTCGCCGTGCCGTAAGAAACACCGCCCTGCGTTACCGTCGTTGCGTTTGTTCCGCCGCTAGCAATAGGGATCGGGATTGTCCCAATCGCCTTGCTTGCAATGATCTGAACTACACCGGAATTGTCTTTGTAGTAGAGCTTGCCGTCGGTGATGTTGATTGCTAACTCACCGTTGACCATGTTGGCCGCCAGAGGGGCCGCCGAAGCCGTCGTGCTGTAGTAATGAATCAGCGGAGTAAAACCAGACTGCGCCATAATTTACCCCAGATTGACGGTATCCGTCATTGTACTACCCTGATCTACAGGCACAACCATTGGGACAACAGAAACAATTTGAGCTCCCGGCGCTGTTGGCCAAACAACCGCAAAGGGGTCCGTTTGTTTAGTAACATCTCGAAGATCTTGACGATATGCCGCCCACTCGGCCTTGTCCGCAGGAGAATCAGCCAACTGAGTCCAATCTGACTGAGCTAACAATTGATTACGTTGAGTGCGGATTACTTGCCACTGCGAGTCAACCCTTGACTGAAGCTCTTCTTCGGTGAGCGCAGCCACCTCAACCGTGCAGCACATCCCCTCGTATAAATGAGGGTTCGATGGAATCAACTTCTCCGTTGCGTGGTTATAGGGCTTCCACACCGTAAGAATGTAGTAGCCTTCCTCTCGAACCCACTCCGGCGTAGGTCCACGGTCACCAAACGAAGTGTTGGGAAACCACTCTGTGTGGTCTTTAATGATCAGGTCTTGATTGGCAAGTAACATCTCTTACCTCGTTGGGAATGCTGCGGTTGGCGTGGTGATGGTGCGGGCCACGCCTTTGGTGATGCGTATATCTTGAAGATATCCATTTAAGGTCAAATTAGACGTTGACCAATCGCTATACCCAGCCGTTATTGGTTGACTAAGGTCTGATTGAGCGTATGA